GATAAAGAATCTAAATCACTAGAACCTTCTTTTGTAGTTCCAACAAATTTATTAGGATTGATCCAAAATGGTTGTTTAAAAGTCCAGAATCTATCAGATGATGATGGGGTGATCATATGGAATCTTTTAATTAATTGTCTAAATGATGTTATCTTCTCACCCATTGTAAGCATGGATTCATTATATGTTGTATTTTTTGGTTGTAACGGCACTTCAGCAAAACTAGTAGGTTCTGCTCTGGCTTCTTCTAGAGGAGTGTCACCAGTATCAGTTCCCACTTGTGCAACGCTAGTAGTTAACATTTGCATTACATTTCGCCTGAGGTTATTATTGTTGGTGGGGTTAGCGCGTGGACACAAATTTGGCTGTATAGGAACAGCAAACTCTATATCTTCAGCACCACACACCTCAACAAGAACTTCCACAGTGTCAGAAACAGTTGATGTGTTGACTAGCTCATTTAGAACTTCCATATATACTGAACCACATACCTGTGTTTGATCAAACGAACCGGCCCATGGACTTTCTTTAATGTGAAGCCAAGGGACCGTAGCCACGTATGGGAGATTAAACTCCACATCTGTGTCAGAACGCAAATCCACCACAGTTGAGTAATTAGCATCATGTTCAAAATTGGATGGTAGTGTCGAATTAAATAGGCCAGGTGTATAGAATATACGCACCCGACCTGAGTGAAATTTAGTTTTAACAAATTTAAATTTAATATTTATACCACCACGCCACAAAACGAAATTCGTTGCGCAGAAGAATAAATGAGGAACACATAGTCCTGTAGTTCCAGTCTTGGCGAACCAAGAGACTGGAGACACGGTATGGCTATATAGCTGAGTACCGGGTCCCATTCCCTTGTTCCACTTAAACCGTCCTACATAATTATATGTCCTAGCTACATAATCAATGGACATTTCGTCTGCTTCAGTTCGAAACAACGACTGTAAATGTTCCAACTCATTAGTTGCTGATATGCCCAGATTGGTGGCCATATCAGAACCATCTGAATTACACATATACCTGGCTGGGGCTTGTTTAAATAATTGTATATCCGCGGTATTATGCGGTTTGGACCAGCCATGGGTCGCTGCAACAGCATGAAGAGCATCAACGCCCGTTTTAGCATATCCAATCATCGGCCCAACTAACGGGATATTAGTTAGTGGTTCCAATATAGTGGAGTACGCTGAGGTTTGTTTAGTTATAAATCCTTGTTTTTGTTGAGTGTTGTCTTCCTCACCAATTTGCGCAACAGAAGTTGGCATACCGGTTGGGAATTCAGCTCTCACATTAGTCATGTTGACCCATATGGTGTAATCTATGTTCCCTCCTGATACCAAATCAACCAATGGTGAGTAAACAATAAGCTGAAAAGTGCCTATGTCTCCTGCACCAGTGACCAGATTATAATATAAGAAAGGGGACACAAATGGTATGACCATAGTTGCCTCAGTTGTTGTAGAGAGGTCGATTTCTACGCGAGGATTACCACTAACAGGTGTTAAAAAGTCTTGATCAGTATTGGTATAATAATAAGTCCTATTGGCTCCTAAATAATTTAAAAATGGAGTCCATGATAACATTAACCTACCAGCATGAAAAGGTTGAGCGTTAACTTGAACGCGTACAACCAAATCAGCTCGCAAGGCTAAGAAGTTTTGCAACTTCTTGCTATACATGGGATTTTTAACTACATCAGATGGGTAATTAAAAGAAGTGAGCCGTGCACCAGCTGCTTGATTCCCCCAGCTCGCGGTCCTAAAGTTGATAGGGCGTTCGAGAAAAGATGTCACAGTGTGATTCTTCCCGTCGCGCGCACAATCTAACAAAGGATTAATGAGCATGGAAGGTTTTGAAACAGTTTGGGAACGCGGAGATTCTCCTTCAGAACTAAACGATAAAATTTGTTGTTGAAATGTTGTTGTTTTATTTTCTTGTATATTAGCAGGTCAATTTTGAGCGATATGCACGACCTAATGCTCTATCGCTTGCGACGTATCTAGACTTTGGTGGGCTGCACGCTGGCGTCTTGATGAGTAAAGCTAAATAGCTAACCAACTACAATAGCAATGTGCAACGTTTTCACGTCAACATTTATTGCACAAGATCACATTGTAGCAAGATTTTAATTTTAAATACGCATTCTAACTATTGAATAGAGTTTACGATGCTGGTGGACCGGTGTTAACGGGTTGACCCAGTAGAGCGTTCTCTAAATTAGACTATAGTTATAGTTCGTATGTTAACGTATATGATTGTGTTACTAAGAGGTTACGATGCAGATAGACCGGTATAAACGGGTTGACTCTGTAGAGCGTTCTCTTAATTAGACTACACTTTCAAATACAACAGATTTTTAAGAAGAGGTATAGATTAGTGAGGATTCACTTGCTGGTGGACCGGCAAAAGCACGGATTGACCCAGTAGCGGTGTTCTCAACTTAGACTATCTAAACATTCTAAACTGTCTGTTTCAAGGTTCTTTATCGCCAAGAGTGTCGAATACCTAGTATCAGGTACGAACAATTCTCCGGGTATAGACTCAGTAACCTTGAGTCCCAGTCTCGTTATTCTCGGTCTCCAACGATTGTCAGTTTCAATAGGGTGTAGCGCCAATTCGCGTAAGCATGCTTTTAAAGTATCTCTTACAACAATTATTGCTGAACTCTTACCTATTTTGTACCAATTCGTGGAATCCAATATAACTGTTAGGTCTAGTGGTGCGACGTATTCTTGAATAGAAGAGTTAAAATGGAAAGCACGTTTTAAAAAATTAACTTCTTGCAAAGTTCTTGATTTAATACATTCTCCTGTTTTAGCCTCATCTGTCATAACCATGTCCAAATATTTAGACATTGCTTCTGTAATTGTCAATTGATTATATTGATCAATAACGTCGGCTCGAATATTCATTACGAAATCGTCTCCGTAAAAAACACTCGAGGTATGCTCAAAAAACTCTTTCACACTAGCCTTATCACTTCCTTCGTAGATCTTGAACCAACAATAGATGAGGGCCATTTGATTAACAATGGAATTTAAGGGTGCAGTGACAGGACACCCAGAAGGTATGCCATTTCTGACATAATATAGCAACGCTCCAGAATCGAAATTAGTTATATGTAAGTGATGAACACATTCATAATATAACTTACGACAATATAACAAAAATTGGTCCTTGTTTAAACACTCGCCCGCAACATAATTACGTTTATGTGCTTCAACAAAGTCCCAATTTAAATCATACCAATCAGCCATGATCTCTGTGGCGGCATATACGAGTTGTGCAGGTAAAGTTCCGTCAAAGTTAGAATAATCACCAGCTATAACATCCTGGCCTTTAATGCTTAATTTACGTGCAACTTCCCCCCATTCGGTAGAGAAAGGATTCACGCCAACGCATATTGTATTCCGAATACGCATTCGTGATAAATGAGCAATAAAGGGTGCACAAATTTTCCGCAGTGCAATGGCGTAATGCATTGGAGCTGCGGAAAATAAACGCGTTTTACCAAGGTTTGCTTTAGCAATTGTAATCTTCTGATCTTTCAAGGTGTCAGTCCATACAATTTCGGGGCGTTGGCCTCGCAATATACTGGCTTCCAATTCAATTACATCTTCCTTCAAACTAAGCGCATTTGGTCCAGTAAGGTCGTATTCCATACTGTCTCCGAACCAAAGTGTTTTACCTTTCTTTCCTTTTCGTTGCTGTGAATAAGGATAGCCAGGTGCTGTTGTTCTATCAAGAGAGTTAATAAATGGGTCGCCATCAATACCGATAATAGCTTGTTCGTATGTTAAAGGATATTTATAATATTCAGGTTCATACTCGTGTGACTGATAATACACACACTTAATTCCGTCCTTTATATCTTCCACTAAGTCTTGCTCCAAGACTGGTCGGGGTATACCATATTTTTTCCGTTGTAAAACGCGTGGATCTATGGTTACGCCCTTCGAAGTGAAAGGTCCTAAGGGTCCGGGTTTATTGGGTGTCTTAATCAATTCTCCATGAACAGGTGTTCTCTTTATTGCAGTCTGCATAGTTGTTCCAATATGAACTCCAGGTAAGTACTTATGCAAAATAAAAGATCCTGAATCTTCTAAACAGTCCATGTCCACTGTTAATTCACTAGCTGGATAGGCGTATTGAGCTATGCTAGAAAAATTCTTCAATGATTTTTCAATCATTTGCTTGGTTATCGCGGAAGAGTTTCCTTTACATAATCCTTCGACGCCTGACACGTGAATTCCTACTATCTTCCCATTTATACCGGTGTTGGCAACGCATAATGCAGCGCCACAATCACCAGCACGAGTAGGAGCAGTATATGAATAAAAGTCGCGATTACGCACAACTTCTATACATCCAGGAACAGACATGACATCAACCTCATCATGTTCTGATACACCAATAGCACTAATAAAAACTCTAGCTCTTTCAGTCTGAGAATTTTCAAAGTGATATTTAGCCAATATTGCGGGGCAAGATGGTATAAGGGGATAATTTTGAATATCTACGAAATGGTGAATTATATTCTTAAAACTATTTACAGTGATTGGAAATGCTATAAGCATAGCATCTTTTTCTGGAAGTCTAATGAATTTCTCAAAAATAGATACTGGTATATTCCTACCAATGCAAACACGAGAATATATATTTACTGATACATAATTCCTTTCTTCTAAAGCAACCTTATAGTGATAGGGCATCAACGCAACTTGGCCGCACACAAATAATATGTGTCCAATGTTTGATTGAGTGCCGTCACTCTTGTTCGCCGTCATATATACAGTGTTCGGATATACAACGTGGTTAACTATAGTATCGACGGACTTATCCATTTCTGGCATAGCCCGTTGGGGTTCTGTTTGTAAATTATCTACCATTCTTTCGATAGTAATAGCCTTTTCTGATGGCTCATCATTGTTAGTAACGCTAACAATCGGTTCTGTTTGGTATCTTACACGTGGTGTCAACTGTCTCAATTTCATATTGGTGTTATCGTCATGAGATTGGTACTTGATAGCCACGCGCTTCTGTGTCTGAACTTTAACGTTTCCTTCATATTCTTGTGATTGAAGAGTGTTCAAGAGATGTTGCCCATCCCCTGATCTTTCGAAATCATTTATGTCTTGGGTTAGTTTAAAGCTCAATTTCTTAAGATAAGTATTCAAAATAGGTGTTGGCTCAAGACTGCCACAATGTTTAATGAGTGCTAATATCTCCACAAGGTCAAATCCTTGTGAAAGTCTAGCACACACACAAACGCAGGGCAAATCGTAAACTTTCATCACATTATCGAACTTTTCTATAAGCGAATCATCACAACAAGCGTCACATTCAGCGCAATTACAACTGCACATTTGATCAACTATTTGTAATAATTCAACACAGTGTTCACGATCTTTTTTCCGTTCTGGTTCTTGATATATAGCTGCAGCCGTATAATATTTCAAATTAATTTGCGCTTCTTCCATCTGTTTTGCATAGCAATGGCACTTAGTATACCACTTTACGCACAAATCCTTATTCTTATGCATACATTTTTTGCAATTCTTACAATCATTATCAAGACACTTATTTGCTTCCTTCCAAGTTTTCATTAAATTTTTATTTTGTTGTAGAAAATTAGTAGTAGGTTTCTTAGCGTGTTTATAAACCATAAACGCACCAAAAAGCCCCATTGCTAAAGTTGCTCCTGTTTTAAATAATTGCCAATATTTTCCAAAACATGAAGATATTATCGATGATGTCTTATTTCTCATCATAGCAATTTCACACTGTGCTTCGTTGGCTACGCGTATACAGGCTGCATAAGCTCCTGTGCGATCACCCGTGAGAATCCGTTCAAATATGCTCGGTTGAGCACCATCCATCCATAACCTGAAATCGTAATAACTTTTACAGGTTCTCCAATATGCACGTTCGAGTAAACTAGAGGATGGTGATATTTCTGAAATAACTTCAGAAATTCCTACTTGCGCGGTTGATGTGAATTCCATTGATTGTCCATTATAATCTAACAAATCATCAGCTAAATCTTCGTGTACAGTTTCATGTTCAGGCCTCTCTACTTGAGCGACCCCCTTATTCCTGTACTGTTCTAGAAAATTGGCAAAATCATAATAATTAGTAGCACGATTTCTCATTTTCTCCTGACATAACTCAACCATTTCGGTATAAGTCATATCAGTCTTAAGAAAAATCCTACTAGAAGCATCAAACATGTCAAATCGATAAACGTCAAAACACAAGACGTTACCAAAATCTCTTCGAGCTTTAGCAGCATCTAAACGATAGAGTTTATCGCCATTCATATCCGTATATTCCATTTGATATTCAGGAATAATGCGCACATTAAAGGCATAATCTATTCGGCGAGAAACTGCTTCAGGACAGTTTAATGATTCAATTTGTAATCTTCGTAAATTAGAGGTTAAACATATTAATTTTGGCTCTGCAAATGTATTATTTTTATCCAATATCGATGCCATATGACACTGATAAGGGAACATATTTCCTAATCTAATCATTTCAAATAATTCGGGATTTGGTTTTAATTGTGAATCTTTAATTTGGATAAAGTCGTCATAAACAATATATTCTTGATTAATGTATCCGTCCCAGTACTCAGTTTCGGGCACTCGGGCGTACACATTTTGTTGCCATGTATCGGGCGGATCACCGTATACTCTCATCATATCTAAAATGAAAGGATACGATAACCCTGATTTTCCGTTACCGGAGGAACCTGAGAACCATACGATTAGAGGTTCCGTGCGGAGTTTTGATCGATCTGCTCCACTCATGTTAGCTTCGTCTAACAAAAGCTTAGCAGCTGGTAAATTTCGGGCGATGATTTCCATGTTTCCCTTACTAAGGTTCAAATCTTTGCACTGCTTCATTAGGCGTATTCCTTCAGAATACATCCGTCCTGCTGCATGCAAAGTTTCAACGTCTCTCTGGATTTCTCTTCGAGAGGCTAGAGTCAACAAACGACTAAGTTCACTGGCCCACTTAGAAACAGAATCAAGGATATCAGATCGAGGAATTACCCCTTCCCTCTTCAGCACAGTTACTTCCATCCAATTCCATAACACCGATGAAACAGAATCTATGCGTTTCCACATATTTTCTATACCATTCAATGCTTTTGGAACTCGATCAAGACGATTAATAAAAATATCAATGTCTTTAGAAGTTGGAATCTTACTAACCATTAACGAAAACGAACATAAAGCTAGAAGCCTTAAAATAAGTTGCCCGTCAATAGTTGCAGACTGTGCGGTAGAAGTACAAAATAATTCTCTCAGTTGTGGTAATAAGTTTGCAGGTATATCCGACTGCATAATTGATGCTGTCACGTTCAAAAGTACATCCTGTGGGGACATACCACCTGAACCTAAACGGTATAAATTATAACAGATTGACATATAACAAGCAAACTTCTTTCGTAATCCATCCACGGCTGAACCAGCAAATGAATGCAAGCTCTTAACCGCTTCTTCAAACGTATCGGCTATTTTGTCCATAGATTGTATAAAGGCAGGATCAACCGTCAAATTACTATCAATAGAAATCTGGGCGGTTGAATCTTGTAGCCTCCTATATACATTCATTGTTTCCGTGTTTGGAAGCTCCACTTCTTCTTTGCAGAATGGTGTGGCATCCAATAAATATTCAGTAGTAGCTATAGGTCTTATTAAAACTAAATTAGTGCAATATTTGGATAAATCTAAAATAAATGAATTCTCTAAACAAGCTAGAGGATTTGTATGATATAAACATCTAAATAACATATGAATAAAATTTTGAGTAATAAATAAAAAATCATATTGATCAACCAATTGATCTTTATTTACTAATGCAGTTATTAATAATGGTAATTGTGAAAGTAAAATCTTATTGTTAATTTGTGCAGTATATTTATAAGTTGCTAAAGGTATATTTTCTATATCTACGAACGCTAGCAATATAATCAATGGAAATTTCTTGAGCTCAGAGTCATCAAGCTCTTCAAAACCCCATTGTCTAAAACCAATTCTAAGATTAAAACTATTTATTGTATCTTTAAAAATCGAATAAACTAAATTTAGAGGAATAAGTGTTCTAACACCTTTATAATCAAAAAATAATCTTTGCTTCATACGTTTTCTAAATAATTCTAAATCTATGTCGCTAATATTAAAATTAGCCAAATACTTAGCAATAAATAATTGTTCAAAAACACTAGGTGCTTTTGTAAAATAAAGATAAAACTCATTATCAGCTAGTGCACCCCATTGCATTTTATGAGAAAATGGTAAGGGCACACTGCGTCCTTTAAGTTTAATACAGTACTCACTAAATGATTTATTTGGTAAAGTAATCGGGCGGGGATCAGAAGCGAGATTCCGACATTGCTGTTGGATTCTTGCGACTGAGGGAATTAAATTGCAAGAATACATCGTAGACATTATATAATGACAAACAAAGTGTTATTAACAAATAATTCCGTGGGGATAATATTCCTAAAATAAATAAAAGTGCAATAGCCAATAATGCTACTTTAGCTCCTAAGAATCTAAGGATTAAAAATAAAAAGTAAAATAGTTGCTTAAGGCAGCTAAATACTGGTTTAAAATACTTAATATAACCTATATTTAATAAAATATGAAAAATAAGTAATCTAAATAAATCTGGTTTAACGTTATCCAGCCGGCTTATTTTTGAGTTTAAAAGCTTTAACTTAAAATGGGTGGGTAAATGGGTAATAAAATAGAGTGTTCGCCGAATCCGGTTAAGGGGGCAAATTGAACACGTCTAATAATCCTTATAGTGTAATCCGTACGTACCTGTTTTGGCAGACAACGCACTAATGTACCTATATAATTCAAGGACTTCCTTTTCTAAAGGCTCAAATTCAAGGACAATAAACGTCCAGGTAGGTGGGTGAGATGGTGAAGATCACAAAGCATACACAACAATCTCAATTTCCCATCAACGATGGTTCCCAGAGCTCCTGGTTTTACAAACTTAATAGTTCGACGATATTGCGCTCTTCAAAGTCTTTTTAGAACTAGTTTCCTTGTCCAAAATAAACACACACAAGAATCATGAGTATTTAATCGGCAATAATATATAAAGGCGGGTTAATCACT